TTTCTATTTGTCTATTAATCAATTCCATGTCCAAACCTTCGTCCAGACAAAAGATAATCTTCTTAGGATTTAACCAAGACAATTGTTTAATTTGCTGATTATGTATTGAATTTCCACCAAGAGCAACTGTATTATATGCTCCATGTGAATCAAGCTGCATGACAAACTTGGATGATTCACCGACATATATTTCATCTGCTGATTGAAGATGTTGATAATTTGTATTGTATCCAAACAACACCTGACTTTTTGGAAATGCTATGACCGGAAACCACTTGGGAACTTCATCAGTTTTGTAATCACCAATATATCTTCCTTCTATTCCCACCAGTGATTCCTCATAATCATACCAAGGAACAGTTATTCTTGATGATAAATGATCCAATCCAACTTTAAATTTACGTTGAGTAGTAAAACTAATTCCATCTTTCAAAAACAAAGTGTTATATTTGTTTATGTAATCCTTCATTACATTCTCATCATACTTTTTTAATTCGGTTGCACCTTTATTTCTTCTCTTTATGTTGTCGTAAAAACCACCGAATATCTTCTTTGTTTTCTGGAATTCAATATATGTAATACCCAATTCTTCTTTTACTGTTTTGATTATGTCTTTTAATTCAACATTCTTACACTTCATAATTAAACTGAATAAGTCACCGTGAATATCTCGCCCAAAGTCATTTGCAGTTAAATTATCATTTAGTCTAATTCGAATTGAAGTGTTATTTGTCCCTTCATCCAATCCACATCTTATTTCCCTACTGTTTGTAGTAATATTGTGGAAATCGTATTCCTCTAATATGTTTTCTATGTGTTCAGGGTTATTGAGTAACCTCTTCTTCAATTCAATCATATTAAACGTCATCCCTTATCTTAAAAAGTCAATTCTTGAAGGAGAGCAATAACCTAATTCGTGCCAAACGTTGATATGACCATCATATTTGTATAGAATCGCTTTGGAATCTTCATCATTCCTTGTCTTATCGACAAACATAATTCTAAACTGTCCACCTAATGTATGATCAATTTCAAAGGATTCTTTTTTCCACTTTCCACTTCCATCCTTTTTCAAACGGTAAGGGTGAATGTAATACTTACTTGTTTTGTCTAACTCAATTTCATTAACCACTTTACGCATTAAGAAAATTTCCGAACAAACTTCCTTTGTTTGCTTACTGCTGGAGAGTGTTTGAGATGTTAACCAAGATGTTTTTTCTAAATATGTAGCCAACTGAGCAGTAATAATCTGAGGAACATTATATTTTGAAGCAAATTGGAATAAAGCTTTTGAATCCTCAACCATTGAACCTCTTGCTACTCCTAGATCAGAAGCATCTTCAGCTTTAAATGTATCGTACAAAAATGCAGAGTAACCATGATTTAAGTGTAATCGTTTCTGTTCACGAACAATATCTCTTACATTATAATCAAAAGTTTTAACAAATTTAATATTGTGCTTATAGTTTTCGTTGATAAAATTCTTCGCTAATCGAATCATCTTTCTATCTTCATCAGTGAATTGTCCACCTTTAAGTTTTTTACGAGTAAGATTGAAGTATTTAAAGTGATTAACTAAGGTGTAAATCATGATTAAGATTTGCCAAGCAATTTTTCTTTGTTCATTCGCTGTAATACAAACTTGTTCTCCCCTATAAACCATTGGTATAACTACATTTGAAAAGGAAAAGGACGTTTTACCTGATCCAGAAAATCCACCAATTAATGTTAGTTCCCCTTTGTTAATACCCATTGATGTATTAGAAAGAATTGGAGAAGCCCAAATTTCTTTACCATCCTTCTGAGAAAATCCACCTATATCAAATGGAATCCCCATTAACATTCCCGATTCTAATTGTTCTTCAAAATCATCTTCAATTCCCAAATCACTAATTTCCATATCGTTTGATTTAACCCTGATTCCGATATTAGAAATTCTTGATTCAAAAAACTGTAATGTTTCAGCAGCACTCATTTTCCGTAATAACTTAATTGGAATGATCTGCTTGTCGTTTATGGTAATTTCCTTTAACAAATTGAAACCATCTTCATGTAATTTCAATAAGATATTTTCTCGATTTAAAATGTCCACGTATTGCTCAACATTGCTCGTGTTCAACATGTCCATCGTATTGTAAACAACATCATATCCACCACGTTCATTAAATCCAGCAAACAAAATTTCATTATCATTTAAGTAAGACAAAACAGATACTTCGTCAAATACTTTATATAATTTACTCATTTGTTTACCAATAGAAAAATAAAACCTTGCATCTTCAGTTAAGAAGTTTTCAGTTGTAATTTCCTTATATTCTTGATATAGATTAGGGTCTTTCCAGAAACTAAATACACAATTTCCTTCTGCTCCTAATCTACCCTCAAGCAATTCTTTAGGATATTTATCTGTGACACCAGTGATAAAAGCACTCATAATAATCCTCCATTAATATTCGTCTATAAAATCAGCAAATGATTTTTTCTTTGTTGGTGTGTATTTTACTTCTTCCAAAACATCAACATAATCATGAACTTCCGTATTTTCAATTTTTTCTTTGAAATCTCCAATTTGATTTTTAATAATTGCAGTAAAATATCTTATTTTTGCATATTCGTGAACAAAAGTATTTCCACTTATCGCTGCATCCAGATCAATCATGTTTTCTTCCATGAATTTAATCATTTTTGTGTAAGTGTGAACCTTTGCAATTTCAGTTAATTCTTTAAATAACGCTGTATTTGTTGTCTGACCGATAATTTCAAAAGAAAGATCAATCACTTTATTTTTACTTTCTCTTTCAATATTAATAGTTTCATATTCTTCAACATTGCAATAATATGTATTTTTATTTTTCACTACTACTTTATAAGCAGTATCCCTATCAATTTTTAAACTACAACCTTTACATTTTACTAACAAAGTAATCCCTCCATATATAAAATCAAAAGGGAGGAATTACTCCCTCCCTATTCACTTATAGAATTGCTAGAATATCTTCGAACATTTGAGTTGGTTTTGTTTCATCCAACTTCGCAGCACCATATTTACCTAAAATTTCTTTTACTTTTGCTTTTTGTTCTGCTGTAGCTGTTTTATATTTTCCTGCAACTTTTGTTTTTAGTTGCTTGTTGTGTTCAACGTCAATTACTTCTTCTTGAGGCTCATCTAGTAAATTATCTTCAACTGCAATTTCTTCCTCAACAGGTTCTTTTACAACTGGTTTTTTAACTTCTTTATGTACAGGTTTTTCGACCTCTATTTGTTCATCTTCTGTAACTCCAGAATATTTCTTGTGATTTCCAGTTTGTGAAAGTTTCATACCATTTTCAACTGTTTCAATGAAAGTTTTAGCCATGTTTGGTTGATCAAAAACTAGGTATTCAGGGACAGTTCCATAAGCAAATCTTCCACCAGCATCAATTAACGTATTTCCACGGAAGTATAATTTACGAATTTCATTGGTTGCTTTCCGTCTTACTTTCTCATTGTCACCTTCACCGATAGTATGTTCCTCAATTTCACGATCAATGTAACCAGTTAATGTTACATCAAAGATATCCCCAAAGACTGCTTCATAGTTAGATTGTAAGTTGGAAGTTAACTGCATGTAACCTTCTTCTTCAAGAGTACCTTTTTCCTTTATATTTTTAAATTTCGTATGTCCGATCATCCAAATCCCAAATCCTGCTTTACGCAATTCTAAGAAGTAATCTTTAGCTAATTCAACAACTTTAATGCCTCCTGCACCATAACCACCATAAGCAGCGTTAATGGATTTACAAGGTTTCTTAGTGTCAATTACAGACAAACGAATAACTTCTTTTTCAATAATCGGGAAAAGTTCTTCAGCAACATCGAATGCAATGATTTCAATGTTATGTTCTTTTCCTTTTTCACTAATCAACCAATCTTTTAATTCAATCAGTTCTTGATATAACTCAATATGAGTTGCATTTAGATTATCCAAAAGACTATAACCCATTTCAGCCCCTAGACCAACCAACAAGCCACGTTCAGCATCACCGTATTTCTCGATAATTGCATCACGGAATAGAGTTGTTTTACCGAATTTCTTTAAAGTACGAATGTAAATTGATAATTGTTTGATATCAGTTGCAATTTTGTTTAATGAGGGCTTTTTAAATGCCATTAATTAATCTCCACCTTTTTTATAATTGTTTATTTTTGATTAAAGGATATCTTCTAAATCATCTAAACCAAGATCATCATCGTCTTTTTTAGTTTCTTGCTTTTCTGGTTTAGGTTCAACAGGTTTAACTACAAAGTCACTATCTACAAAAACAGTATCCTTACGTCCTTTTGTAAATCCTTTAGCAACGTTCACAATAACAATTTCTTGAACTCGTTCACCGTAAACATCTCCACCAATTTCCTGACGAATTTCGTCCATTGTAATTGCTTCTAATTCAAGCATTTCTTTTTGGAAATCAGTTAACATATCCTCAGTGATTTCAACCTTTTGTGCGCCATCTAATAACTTAACCTTTACTCCAAATTCTTTCCATGATCCATCTTTTACTTCAAACTGCTTTTTAAGGATATTTACAGTTTTAGCAGCTTTTTCATCCTCATTTGAATCATCAAGGACTAACTGAACTCCACATGGAACATTTTCTTTACGATTACCATCATAGTCACGAACAAAACCATTAATATAGTATTTTTTAGTAGAAGCATGACTACCAGTATCTAAACTTTCTTTATTATAGAAAACTGTGATAATACCAGTTGAAGTCTGTTCTGTATCACTTGGAACAAGGTAAATTCGTGAAGGTACTAACTTCTTATAGATTTTACCGTTGTACTCACTATGTACAATGTTACCGGAAACCTTAAACACTTTGTCTTTTAATTTGTCTGAAGAAAGTAGTTTATAAAGGAATTCAGTAAAGTCATATTCTGTTAGGAATTCTTTTCGTTTCTTCTTGCTTTGTTCTAATTCATGCTGCAATTCTTCTGCGTCAAGTTTTAATTCCTGTAAATCTTCATCCTTTAAAGTTCCTTCTGCTTGTTTCTTAATTGCATTTTCTAATTTATATCGTCTTCCATATTGTTCTAAGTCAACAACAAACTTTTTAAACTCAGCTACTTTTTCAATTACTTCTGGTTTAAAACGATCTCTCCAAGGGATTTGAATGTTTTCACCTTTTTCTCTTACGTGAGTTGTAGGATTAACTTCACCCTTGGTGAATGTAAATACTGTTCCAGTACCATCTGCTTTAAACATTCCTTCAATCGTTAACATGTGACGATTTTCAGCAGATTGAATGTTAAATAGCAAACGTGATTTATCCCATCCACTATGGAATGATTGCTGTTCAAATGGTTTAAATTTCTCTGTTTCCTTGCTGATTGATAATTTACCGATAATTTCAAATGTATTAGCCATATATGTATAACTTCCTCCCTTATTATCCTTCAATTCCAAATTCTTTTGTAAGTTCAACAAATTTAAATCTATCTAATTCCCAACCTCTGTAATTTTGTTGGTTCTTATAGTTTCTAAGATGAATGATAATTCCATCTCTAACAACAATATGTAGGTTTCCAAAATGATACATGCGATTATTTAGCAATCTATCACGTTCATTTCTAGGAGGCACTTCCTTTGCTAACATAATATTTCTACTTAGTTTCCTTGCTGCTTGATCTCTGGTAATATCTTTATTATGTCTAGTATTCTCTCGATAGTAATCAAAAACTTCATCTGTTAACTCCAGTATTTTCAACTTAATCACTTCCTTTCATATAAGATACTTTTAGTATATCAATTTATTTTTGTTTATGCAAGTGTTTTTATTAATTTATTTTCGATTAAATGATTTTTTCATTTCTTCTTGTTCTTCTGCTTTGATCATAGCGTCAATGCATTCTTCTAACTCGTCTGAATTGAAAATTTTGTTTAGCTGCATTTAATCACCTCCTGATAAAAGGAATCTTTTATAAATCTGCACAATATTTCCGTAGAGTGCATTAAATTTCTGGACTATAATACTCCGACAGTTCTATCAACAATCCCTCTAATCGTTCAATTTCCTTTTGTTGTTGTTCAACCTTTTCAGCCTGTTCAATAAGCCATTCGATTTGATGCTTTCTTAAATGCGGACGTTGGCTAAGTTCTAATTTGATATCCTCTAATCTTTCACTCATTTTTACTCACCCCTTTTCCGCACCATATTTCTCAAGTGTTCAT